GTTAGCCATGTGGTAATCGCTATCCGTGTTTTTGATATCTATGCAGCAGTAATCGTCGTGAGCGAAGAAGCTGGAAGGTATTTTCAAAATGCCGCTGACTATTCGGCAAAACAGCGATTTCTAGCCGTTGACGCGGTTACTCGGAAAACAATCGACACGACTTTTGAAATAGAGCAGAGGCGCATCGCGGAAGCGATGACCAAGTACAAGCGTTATCCACCATTCCCCGATCCGCTCTCAGAAATCAGCTAAATTTCCGCATCTCTAAAAAACGTGAAATTAATCTTCAATTCGTCAATTCCGATGTCAATATAACGCGGCTTTTAAGCATGACATTGCTCGGTCAGAGCTAATTTTTATGTTTTGGGGATGAACAAAAAGAACAAAGTAGGAGTCTGCATGATCCTATTCATCATGCCTTAGCATCAATTGTAGCGTCTCGATGTCGTGACGCAATAATCAGATGCATGTCCCTATCGTCTATTACCTCGGCTATTTCTGGTGCTGCGTCGTCACTTTCGTCGCTCGGGCCACAGTCGCCAGCCAGTCAAAAAGCAGGTGACCGGCCGATCAGTTTTTATTTGCGCGATGTCACCGGCTCTACGAAATACACCAAAAATCTGAGTTTGATCATTCGCCCGGAAGAATTGACGCGCACCGATGTCTCGCGCGTCACCGTCCAGCAGACCTTGGGAGGTGGCTGGGCTGACGATTTCGGCCCAGGCCTCGCGACAATCAATATCAGCGGAACGACAGGCTGGCGTGGCAACTCGTCGGGCGATGGGATGACGCAATTTAAGAACCTTAAACAACAGGTCTTTAACGACTGGCACGTCAGGCGCAACGTTGCAGTCAAGGCCGGTAAAGACCCGATCGGCGTCACCCTGGTATTAATCGACACGCTGGACATGAATCTGGATGCGGTAATCCCGATGAGTTTCACGCTGCGCCGGTCGAAGTCGCGCCCGCTGCTGATGCAATTCAATATCGCGATGGTGTCGATCCTGTGGCAGGCCAAAAGGCCGATCATCCCATCGTCGCCTGGCGGCCTGGCTGGCTTGTTGGCGTCTGTAAAAAGCCTGCTTGCCGGTATGAACAACGTCATCAACTTCGTCAAGGGCATCGTCAATCAGGTGACGGCGTTTATTCAAACGGCGACAAGCATCTTCCAAAGCGTCACTAATTTGATCGCGGCGGCACAATCGATCCCGCAAAGTCTGCTTGGCGCCGCGCACGCGTGCGCGCAGGCAGGGATGACCATGTTTTCGACAATTGCCGCATTACCAGGAAATACAACCACGCAATCAGCGGCAGCGATGGCGACGGCATCGGATTTTTCCAACATCCTGTGCTTGCTTAACAACACGGTCAACACGCAGAAGACTTATCCTGATTACACGCCGTTATATGGCGCATCGAACTGCAGCTCTACTAATGGCGGCAGTCCGCCAAGTCCCTACGCCAACACGAACCCGTTTTACTCGGTCGTCGGCGCCCCGCAAAACGCTCAGGCGCCAGCGATCAGTAGCGCGACCGCTCCTGTCATCTCCACCCCGACCATCGCGCCGCCAATCGTGGCAATAACGCCGGCTGCGCAACAATCACTTGCCGTCATCAACAATTCCGATCCGGTACTCGCTCCCCTGTCGATTCAAAATCTTGGCGTTGCTGCGGGCGCCATCGCAACAGGCGTGACGCTCAAATGAGTACGCCATTCGACCGCACGCTATACGGATACCGCTTTGTCCTGACCCAGCATGGCGACACCCTGCAAAAGATTGCCGCACGTGAGCTCGATGACGCCGGTCGCTGGGCCGAGCTCATCGCGCTGAACGATATGGTGTACCCGTATTTGACCGATAACCACAATCTCGTTGCCACTGGCGTCTTTCTCACCGGCGGCTATATCACCATCCCGGCGGCCACGCCCGGCGCAGAAACGAACGACCCTAACGCTGTATTCGGGCAGGACATCGCACTGACAAATGGGCAATTCATTTTTGTGAATGGCGATTTCGCCATGGTCAGTGGCTTGGGGAATCTGGAGCAGGCGCTCACGAACGTACTCAATACCAACCAGGGAGAGCTGCTTTATCACACCTCGTACGGCACGGAAATTCGGGAAATGATCGGCACGGTCAACTCTCCGGCCGCTGCGCTCCTTGCAGCCCGATATGCAAACGATGCCGTCTCCGCTGATCCACGCATATCGAGCATCACCAGCGCAATCGGCACATCCGTCGGGAACGTGATTGCAGTCACCGTCGACGCCCAAACGATCCAGGGAAGCACTGCGTCTACCGGCCAAACGTACTGAGCGAACTTAGGATTATCTTGGCTTTTCAGATTAAAAATTTCGCCTCGATCGTCGCTTCGATGATCAATCGGATGAAAGCGACGCAAAGCAAGCAAACCGATTTCAATATCGGCGCGGTGGGCCGCACGCTGGTCGAAGCACCGGCGGCTGAAATTGATCAACTTTATCAGCAGATGTTCAACGGCTTGCGCGAAGCGATCCCTGTTTCTATCTACACGTCTTTCTCGTTTGCCCCACTGGCGGCGTGTGCGTCGACCGGCACCATCCAAGTAATTGTGACCGCTTCGCCGGTTGCCTCGCTTATACCTGCCGGCACGCTGTTCGCCGCGACGGTCAGTTCTATCCAATATGCGGCAACCGCCGATACGCTTATTCCGGCTGGAGTAACTTCGGTCAACGTTCCTGTAGCCGCGACGGTTGTTGGATCGGCCACCAACCTGGTAGTGGATATTGCCTTTACCTTGACGCCATCACCTGCCGGGTTTGTTAGTGCGACCAATCTGGCACCCTTTGTCAACGGCTTGGACGCAGAAACGCCAGCCCAACAGCAAATCCGCTTTAACGCCTTCATCGCCTCGCTGCCGCGCGGAACCATCGCAGCTCTGTACTATGGCATGAGTGTGGCCACGGTATTGGATGCAAACGGCAATGTAATCGAGCGTCCTGTTTTTACGTCAGTTGTCGAGCCGTATCTAACAGACCCGACTCAGCCTGTCGCTCTCGTTAATTGCTACGTTCACAATGGGGTTGGCAACACGTCGGTCGCCCTAGTGGCGCAAGCGGCGCAATCACTCTATGGGTATTACACGTCTGCCGGTATCCCAGTACCCGGTTATAAAGCCGCAGGTGTCCGTGTGCCAGTTGCCGCAGCAACCGAGGTCGCCGTCAACGTTGCGGGTTTCATCACGGCCTCTGCAGGTTATTCCAAGCCTGACATCGAAGTGGACGGAGAAACGGTGTCGGGTTTGATCACGCAGGCAACAGCGGCGGTGTTCGCCTACCTGCAAAGCATCCCAATCGGACAATCTGCCCTGAACGCGAAAATCACCGAACTGGTGATGGCCATCCCTGGCGTCTTCAATTACACGCCAACGCTGCCGGCGGGCGATACCGCTTCAACCAACACGCAAAAAATCATGCCCGGCATGCTCGCATTCACATGAAATTAACCCAGCGCCTCATTAATTACCTGCATCGGGTATTCGACAAGAACCCGTATCAATTCCTTGCGTTGCGCATCCAATGCGACGGTACCGGGTTGACGTGGAAAATCTGCGACGCGGTGCTGACGCTGACGCCGGTCGGCGGGAGCGCTACCTCGCTGACCGTCAATCTCAACACCTATACGGTGGCGGCATTGGCAACGTTTATCGCCACGCAGCAAGGCTATACCGTGCCTTACGTCGACGGCACCGCCCGGAGTGTCTTCAGCTCTGAAGTGTTGATGGATGGCGCAGGCAACGTGTCGCAAACCAATGGCGACCATTTATACGGGTTCACCAGTGTTCTGTGGGCCTACATGGATGCCAATGCACAAGAGCTGGAATATGCCAAAACGCAGATCGGCAACATGCTGCAGCAAATGAATACGATCACTGGTGGCGACATCTGGCTGGATTATCAAGGGGTTATCTACGGCGTGCCGCGCAACCTCGGCGAACTGGACCCGCAATACGGACCACGCATCATTGCGACGGTCATTCGGGCGCTCGGCAACAACGTCGCAATCGAAACCGCACTGCG